GCTATTAATAGATACACCACCGAATTTAATAAGCTAGGTATTATACCGGGTGAGTTTCATTTATTTAAAGCTATAGATGGTAGAAATGTTAAAGTAGATTTTGATTGGTCTTTATACAATAGTTGGAAAATAGATAATCATAGTAATTCATATTATAACCGAGATATATTGCCCGGAGAGATTGGATGTGCTTTATCTCATTTATCTGTATGGAAAGATGCCAAAAAGAAAAATTATGATTCTATTTTAATTTTAGAGGATGATTTTAAAGTAGATGGAGAGTTCCCCGCGAAAGAAATAGCATTATACGATTGGGGCTTATTATATTTAGGAAGACAAAAAATCGGCGGGGACATAGACATACAAAATGAATTATATGTACATCCAGGATACTCATGGTTATCTCATGCCTACATGTTATCAAAATTAGGCATAGAAAGAATACTAGAACAAAACTTTGAAAAATACATCTTACCAGTAGATGACTTCATAGCATCAACATACTCAAACAACAATGAAAGATCAGATTTAGCATTTATATGGAAAGACATGAATGCATATAGTTTAAAAGAATCTATAGTAAGTCAAACAAGTAATGCAAAAACAAGTAAAACATCAAGTAACTCATTTGCATCTAACATCTATCTAACAAAAGATGTAGATAAATGGTCATCCATGTATATCAATCCTGCATTAAAGAATAAAGAATATGATTTAATTGTAGATGAACCAATACCTGATGTCTTACATTTACATGCATTTAAAAAAGAATTTTGCAATGAAGTCATAAGATTAGCAGAAGAATGTGGAAAATGGACAAAAGATAGACATTATTATTATCCAACTCATGACATGCTTATCAATGAATTTCAATTACATGATGCGTATGACATGTTTTTAAATACTTACATATATCCCCTCGTAAAATCTAATTTTGTACTTACCGGTGACAAATGGAAGAAATTTAGCTCTTAAAACTTTATTATAAAATATACACCGGAAAATCAAGGACATTTATCTCTACACCATGATGATTCCGCATTCTCTACCGTACTTACTTTGAATGATGAATACGAAGGAGGAGGTACATGGTTTTCAAAACAAAAGAAATTAGTTAAAGGAGAAGTAGGTGAAATAACAATTCATCCGGGACAGATAACACATAGACATGGTGCAAGACCTGTAATTTCCGGTGTTAGGTATGTTCTTGTATCCTTTATAAGACAAGTATATTAAAAAGTGGAATAAAAGACTTTTTTACTACTATTTATTGTAAACAGCAGATGGCAGTTCACATACCTATTTGGCCTGGAAGTGGTAGCGCAGTATCTGGATCTACGCCTTTCGGAATATTTGATAAGGATACCAATTTCCAAAAGGACGCCCCTAAAGTAGCCGTATGGTGCGCTAGAAGACTAGGTTATCCTCTTAGCGACGTGGAATTACAAGATATAAATTTCTATACCGCTTTTGAAGAGTCCATTTCCGAATATAGCAACCAAGTTAATGCACATTCTGCCAAAGATAATATACTAGGATTAATGGGATTCAATACCGGTTCCCTTAGATTAGAAAAAGAATTAGTTACCAATTCAATAGCTGGCGTCTTAGAAATATCTGCGGAATATGGTGCGGAGATTGGAGTAGGGGGCAGAACTACCTATTATACTGGCTCTATATTAGTAAAAGAAGGAAAACAAATTTATAGCCTGCTAGATCCCACTAGAGTTTCCTTAGAATCCGGAAATCCTGCTACAGACAAGTTCGTAATAAGAAAAATGTTTCACAATGCTCCACCTGCTATTGTAAAATATTTTGACCCCTTTGTAGGAACAGGCTTAGGTAGTCAAAACTTACTTGACCAATTTGGATTCGGTAATTTTAGCCCTGGAGTTAATTTCTTATTAATGCCTTTGCACCACGATATTCTTAGGATGCAAGCGATAGAATTTAACGATCAAATAAGAAAATCTGCATACGGCTTCGAAATAATTAATAATAGAATACGAATATTTCCAACTCCTGCAAAAGAATATAAAATTTGGTTTGAGTACACCTTAGATTCCGAATACAAAAATGCGAATAAAGGAGGTACAGGTAAAATAAATAGCCATGCTACTATTCCTTATTTCACTTTACCTTATTCTAGTATCAATGACATAGGCAAACAATGGATAAAGAAGTACACACTTGTCTTATCTAAAGAAATGCTAGCTTACGTTAGAGGAAAGTATAAGACCTTACCCGGATTAGAAGATGATATCGTACTGAATACCGAAGATTTGATGTACTCGGTAAATGAGGAAAAACAAAGATTAATAGATGTTCTTAGGATAGAGTTAGATCAATTTAGCCGTCAATCTCAATTAGAAAGAAAGATGGCAGAATCTGAAGCTCACGAAAAATTTTTAGCAGTAATTCCACTTAAAATATACGTAGGATAATGGCACTATTTGGAAGTGGTAGAGATGCTTCTTTAGTTAGGAGTATAAACAGAGAAAGAGTGAATAAAGTGATGGCCTTAGAGGTTGAACTTTATAAATTATCTAGGGAAGATACTAGAGAGAACATATATAGGGAAGCACCTAGTAAAGTATTCTATAATGCTACTAGACTAAACTGTATCATAAAAAGAGGTACCAAAGAAACTATCGACACTGATTTTGGATTGGATTTTGAAAGAGAAGCTACATTTTACTTTTTAAGAGACGATTTATTAGAGAGAGACTTGGTTATAGAACCTGGTGACTATGTATTCTTTGATATGGATTTTTATGAATTGAACAATGTATTCTCTGATAATACTTGGTTTGGACGAAATCCCGAAACATATATACCACATGTCTTAGGAGAAGAATCTGAATTTGGGTATAATATATCAGTCATAGCCCAAGCACACTTAAGTAGAAAAACAAACTTAACTACCACTGATTATAGATCCGGAATTAATGACGCGTATGATGAACTAAACAAATATTAAAATGGCTAAATCTACGATAAATCCTACGGTATATAATCAACTCTATAGAAATCAAGTAAATAGAGGAGAGCAGACTAGAGAAGATGATGATTACATTAAGATTCCTGAAATTACAATATATGATGTAGATTACTCTATCCTTCAATACATTAGAAATAACATCAAACCTGAAGTTCAAGACAGAGATAGAATGATTGATGTTCCTGTAATGTACGGAAGCGGAGAACTCTGGTCTCAAATTCAATCAAATGGTTTTATGCGAGATGAAAAAAATAAACTTCTTTGTCCTGTAATTACATTATCTCGGACAAGAATGGAAGAATATAAAGCCTTTGCTAAGTTAGATGTAAACAACAGAGTTTCTAGCAGGGTATATTACAGAGATGGGTACACTCAAAATAATGCCCGGTATGGATCTAACAATAGAGGCAATACAGATTTACCACAAAAAGAAGTCTACATATCTTTAATTCCTGAATATTACTATGTGTATTATGATTTAAGCATCTGGACAGATTTTAATGAACAGCTAAATAAAGTAATAGAGCAATTTATACCCGTAAATAATTTTGTGTGGGGAAATGATTATCAATTTGTTACAAACATCGAAGATTTTACATTTTCCGCAGTCAATATATCAAAACAAGAAAGAATTGTAAAAGCATCTACAAGATTAAGAGTATTAGCTACACTCATGCCGGCATTTGTAGAGAGAAAATCATCTATTCAAAAAGCATTATCTATTAAAAAGGTAGCAATGTCAGAAAGATTAACGTAATTTCATATTTTTTTAATTGTTTGAGATTTTTAAAACATATTTATAACAAATGAGAATTTATTAATAATTCTTGGTATAATATTTAATTGACAAAAACAAAAAAATGGCAGAAAGAATAGTCAGTCCTGGCGTATTTACAAGAGAAAAAGACCTTAGTTTTTTACCTTTAGAAATACAAGCTATAGGAGCGGCGGTTGTAGGTCCTACTTTAAAAGGACCCGCGTTCGTTCCTTCTACAATCTCCTCTTATGAGGAATACCTTAGAGCTTTTGGTGGAGCCTTTAGTTCGGGTTCTGGTACATCCGAAAGACAGTACAAGTTCTTAACAGACTATGTAGCACAAGAATACTTGAGATACGCAGAAAACTTAACCGTAGTTAGGGTACTAGCCGGTGATTATGAGTACGCAAGTTCAAATGTAGTAACTAGAGGCGCTTACGCTGCTGCTCCTGCTCCAATTAAGGCTAACTTAACAGGCTCTTACTTTACAGCAGGTCAACAATGCTTCAAACTAACTGTAGTATCTCCGGGTGAATATGTGAATACATCACTCACTTCTATCGCTTCTACTAATGGAGTAGGAAACCCTAATGATGATTCTACAGGAGGAGTATTGAACATAGGAACTAGAGAGAATTTAAGATGGGAAGTAAGAGATGTAAATACTGATTTAGGTACTTTTGATTTGTATATAAGAAGAGGAGACGATAGAAGTAACAGAAAAGTAATCGTAGAACAATACAATGATTTAACCTTAGACCCTAACGATACTAATTATATCGGTAGAGTTATTGGAGATCAAACGTACAACTTGAAATATGATTCTGATGGTATCCCATTCTTACAATTAAGTGGCTCATTCCCTAATAGATCTAGGTATATTAGAGTAGAGGTATTTAAAGAGAATTACAATTACTTAAACGAGAGCGGAAGAATAAGAGTTGCCGCGTTCTCTAGTAGTTTACCTGCTGAAGTATCTGGTACTTTCTCCGGAGGTTCAGATGGATATGTAAAACATCCTAGATCATTCTTTGATAAAATTAGCGGACAAAACAGTCAAGGATTTAATTTAGATGATTTAGCGGGGGGAGCTTCTGGTTCAACTGCTTATTTAGATGCTATTGACATTTTAGCTAATGCAGATGAATATGATATCAACATGTTACTCATGCCCGGAATTATTGACGGAGTAGGTGAACAACATGGTGAAATTATAACAAAAGCAATTGCCATGATTGAAAATCGAGGAGATATTTTCATGGTGATTGACCCAACTAGATACGGTGATACTATTGGACAAGCTATAAATGCAGCCTTAGCAAGAAATACTTCTTATGCTGCTTACTACTATCCATGGGTACAAATAGCTGACGCTGACTTAGGAAGAAATGTATGGGTTCCACCATCCACTGTAGTATCAGGAGTTATTGCATTCAATGACTACGTACAGTTTCCTTGGTATGCTCCGGCCGGTTTAAATAGAGGTGCCATTGACGTAGCTCTACAGGCAGAGAGAAAATTAACTTTAGGAGATAGAGATAGACTTTATACTTATAATATTAATCCTATTGCTACTTACCCGAGAGAAGGTGTAGTTGTATGGGGACAGAAAACTTTACAAAAGAAAAGATCTGCGCTCGACAGGATTAACGTAAGAAGGCTATTGATAACTGCTAAAAAATTCATCGCATCATCTTCTAGGTATTTAGTGTTTGAACAAAACACTAAGGAAACAAGACTTAGATTTTTAAGTATCGTAGAGCCTTACTTAGAGAGTGTTAGAAGAAATCAAGGTTTATATGATTTCAAAGTCATAATGGACGAATCTAATAATACTCCTGATGTATTAGACAGAAATGAACTAAGAGGTGCTATTTATTTAAAACCTACTAGAACTGCGGAATTCATAATCTTAGATTTCTTTGTACTACCTACAGGAGCTTCTTTCCCTGGTGATACAGAATAAACAAAAAAATAGAATAAAATGGCATTTGAGCATCAACCTTTTAAATATTTTAACCCTAAGCAGCAGATGAGATACGTGCTCTTTCTAACTAACGTTGGAGTACCTATCCCTACTTACATGGTTAAAACAGCTGATAGACCATCAATAGATCAAAATCCAGTTACTGTAGATTATATAAATACAGAATTTAAGGTAAAAGGAAAATCGAGATGGCAAGATATATCAGTTACATTATATGACCCTATTGAAGTAAATGGAGCTAAATTGCTACATGATTGGATAAGTTTATTCCACCACAACTCGGGATTAGAGCAATCTGCGGCAGGTAGAAGTCCGGGTCTTCTAACCCCAGGAGAAGACGGTTTTATCCATGAGTATAAAAGAACTTTAGTTTTTCAAGCTTTAACTCCACATGGAGATGTAGCTGATCAATTTTCATTGTTTGGCGCTTTTGTAGCAGACGCTAAATGGGGTAACATGGATTTATCATCTGATGATTTGAACATGTTAGATTTAACCATTACTTATGATTACGCGGTAATGAGCCCTGATAAAAACAAAGTAGTTACTACAGGAGATGTAGACAGATAAAATTAATTAATAAACCACAGAGGTGCATCAGTGCACCTCTGTGCTTATAAAATACACATGGCATTTACACACAAACCTTTTAAGTATTTTAACCCGAAGCAACAAATGCGCTTTGAGTTATATATGCAAGCGGATCCATTTGGTCCTTTTTTTCCTACGTATGCCATAAAATCAGCAGAAAGACCTACTTTAGAGAATAATCATATCACAGTAGATTACATAAATACAGAATTTCACGTTAAAGGAAAATCAAGATGGCAGCCCATAACAATACGTTTTTATGATCCAATTGAAGATAATGGTGCCAAAATGTTACATGATTACATTAATAATTACCATCACAATTCCGGTACAACGGGAACATCTTTCAATCTTTTAACACCCGGAGAAGATGGTTTTATACATGAATATAAAAGAACATTATATTTAAGATCATTGTCGCCTCATGGAGATGTCATGGACTCTTTCGTATTAGTAGGAGCATTTTTTGATTCTATTAAATGGGGAGAATTTGACATGTCTAGTGATGATTTAGTATTGATGGAAGGAACAATCGTATATGATTACGCCATGGTTAGAGGAAGTAAGGTGAAACTTCCTGATGTGGAAGGGCCTGGATTAGATGGTGGTGGAGCTAATTTAGGTAAACAATTACTAGACGGAGCCATAAATATTGGAAAAGGTGCCGCTCAAACAGCAGCTAACGCCGGAATAAATGCATTAGCCGGATTGATTGGTGGTGGCGGTGGAAGGAACTAGTTTTCTTTGTTTTGTATTAATTTTAAGTTTTTAGTATATTTATTATAAAAAGAAATGGCTAAATCTACGCCCATATTTAGGCAGAAAAAAATAGACAGATCAGTAGCTATAGATACTACGGGCGCTTCTGAATAT